GAATCCAGTTCAATGCTGCCTCCCGAAGGCTGTGTAAGCGCCATCTGCCCACCGGCCCCAAGTGTCACCTGAAGCTGGTGCGTGCTCGTGTTGTAGTGGATGATCGTCCCATCAGAGAATTGCGTGTAGCGATCGGCTGGCGTGAGTCCTGATGGCGCCGAGTCCACCGTTGACGGGACCCCTCCAGTCACGATGCCGTTTTCGTCCCACTCATCCATGACGACAGACACCTGCTCGCCGATGTCTGGCTGCCAGAAGTCTTTGTCGTTCATCGTCTTCATGACCTGGACCGGCAACCACCACGAAAGGACGTTCGCCTGGTCGGGGAACTGCACGCGCACCCGATAGGGCGGCACAGACTCAATCTGCGCAACGATGGCCGTCCGATAGGGCGGGTGAAACTGCTCCGTGTATGGTCCGCGTACTGAGTCTGGCATCTACTCTCCGTAGTCGTCCGAAACCGTCTGCGTACCCGCTCCGGTTCCGCTTGTTGCGATTGTGGTCCTGAGTTCCAATGAGGTCTTGTACCCGTTTCGGTCCAGCCGATGTTTGCCCTCGCTGATGATCCATTTTATCGAATCGAGCGCCGTTCCAAAGCCGTAAAGCATGACCGGATTGCCGGCCCGGTAGACCATCGACCCTGGGATGATGACCTCGGCCTTCAGGACGTGCATGTTGGCGGCGTGGAGATGGGCTTGTGCGCGTAGGGTGGCTTGCTGTGCGTTCTCTATCCGCTCCCGGACTAGTAGGGTGTCCTGAAGCCCCAAGTCAACGCCTTGGGTAGCTGTGGCTGCGGCATTGGCCGTTGCCTGGAGCAACTTCTTCGATAGCGGGTCAAAGTACATCACGACAGCTTTCTTGTAGGTCTTGTCGCCGTGGTGCTGCTGGTGGACGCGGAAGCGGGTTGAATCTGTCTTGTAGATGTACTGCGCATTATTGTCCGTCAGGCTTGAAATCGTCTTTGCATCCAACTTTGGGCGGCTGTAGAAGACAAGCTGATTGCCGCGGATGGTGAACTCGTAGTTGTGCGCGTTGGCGATACGGTGCAGGAAACCGAGGTCAGTCTCAAGCCGTTGCGTCAGGCGTTGGTAAGGAACATCGGGACTCACCTCTGTAGAGTCCACGCTCATCCCGTATTGTTTAGCAATCGTGTTCGCTATCGAGACAAGAGATTGGCCTTCATAAGCGACTGACTTCGGCGTCCTGATGGCGTGCGTAACCCCGGCCTGGATGGCCCTGATGAGGAACGTATCTGGCGGTCCCTCTGCTTCCCATTCATCCACTTCAAAGTTCCCGCAGGACACGAGAGACTGGCCTTGATAACCGATAGATAGGCTGAGCGCTGTGCCGATGACCGGAGGGCTGTTCGCCCACGCGCGCGCCGAATCCTCTACCTGAATCTCCAGCACGTTCGCCTTGCCCCCCACAGCTTCGTCGTAGTGGATGTGCTGGGAATGGGTCAGCAGGTTGCCAGCGACTTGAGTGCCGCCGATCTTGATTTGCCACGCCGGGATTTGAACGGATGCACTCATTTAGTTCCACGGCGTGCTGCTGGTCGTGCTGGTTGCTGGTGTTATCAAAGGCACAAATACCTGAACTCCCTGCGCCACGTAGTCGCTGATCGGAATGCCAGGGTTGTTCTGGATCAGAGGCTCAATCTGCGTGCTGTCGCCATACATCTTATACGCAATCGCATCCCACCGTTCCCCTTTGGACACGTAGATGATGCCCGACGAGGGCGCGGTCGGATTCACGTACTGGCTGATGAGCCCCGGCGTCAGGACTCCCAAACCGCCGTTAGTAATGACGACATTCGGCATCTAGGCAGCCCTCACAATCGTGCTCAACGGGACATTCGTATACGGCGTCTGCGCCGGTATGCCGGAAGGGGAAGCTGTGGCAGGACTCACGACAAGCGTCGAGCCGGCCGCCGCGCTCTGTGAAGTAGTGAGACCTGGGGGATTGGTGTTGATTGTCGAGTTGCCAATGGTCCCGACCGTCATGGTGTTGCTTTGGAGCGTGGACGGCGCGACATACTCGGTTAGCTCAAGATCCATCTCCGCGGCGATTACAGAGCCGTCATCGGCCATCCACCGCTGCTTTAGCCGGTAGTTCGAGATGACGAAGGTCCCGAGGATGTTCTTGTTCCCAAAGACGAACTGCTGCGGAACGTGGAAGTCGGCAAGCTGAGTCAGAGCGTCGATGGCCTTCTGCGGCTTGCACCAGAAGTTGTGGAGGTAGATCGACAGTTCAACGTGGCGCAGGTTGTCGTAAATCCACTGCAACACAGGAGGCGCACCGATTACGTTGATTGCTTCGTAATGGTACTTTTTTTCTATCTCCAGCTTAGTAGGACTCGCAAGAGGCTGAAAACTGACTGGTCCGAAAGATGCAAACATTATCGCGCCCCCTCAAGTGACGGGTTTCCGAAACTGCGTCGTGCATCTTCGTGCTGGATGTCGTGAAGGAATCGCATCAGGTTATCAGTATGCTGGTCGAGAGCTCCGCGGACAGCACTCCCAACTTGCTGACCGTCAACTCCGGTACCAACTTGAACGGAAACTGTTGCACCTTCCATGTAGTGCAGATGCGTCTCCACCTCCCGTATTTGGTGAGAGATGTCTGAAGGTTCAGCCATGTGCGCTGACAAAATGTCTGCTGGGGATGCTGCGAAACGAGGGTCATAGTGCTCTTTGTCGAAAGGATGAACAGGTAGACCTGGTTTCATGTGCGCACCAGGATGCAACCCCATAGCCTCTTCGATGTCTTTGATGTGGTAGAGGGCCTCTGCGATCGCTACGAGTCCTGCCAGTGCGATGACTACCCACCCCAAGGGGTTCGCAGCAAGGACGAGGGACAGAGCTTCACCTGCCGTGGCAGCACCTCCTACAACCAACTGAAATCCCTCCATTGCGGTACTCATCATGCCGACCAACGTCGTCACACCGGAGATGCGAGACGCCAACTGAATGAAGGGGAGCAGCATCTTTCCAGCACCTACGACGCCCGCAAACGTTACGAGTCCTGCTGTTGCCAGCGTCAGGTCGCCTATGATGCCCGTGAGTGTCGGGTGGATCTTCGAGAACTCAGTGACGCCAACGGCTGTACCTTTGAGCGCGTCAGAGATGCCGTCGATTTGAGGCTTGAGTCCTGCTCCCAACGCCACCCGTAGATTCGTCGCCGAGTCGGCAAGTTCCTTCCACCCTGAAGATGTAAGATCGTTGACTTTCTGCGCGTCCTTCGCCGATTCTCCCGCATCCGCATTGAACCGGGCGAGTGTCACGTTCATGTCGCCCATGTTCTGCACCAGCAGGCCGAGGGCGTCATTCTGGCCCTTCATCTGGTTCACGAGGGCCGAGCGTTGTGCGCTGGGCAGGTTGGCAATCTGCTGCAAGGTTGCAATCAGGTCGAGATGCTTCTCTTTCGTGCGCTGGATGTGCAGACCGTACCGAGCGAGCTCATTAGTCCCATCTTTGTTCGATTCGGTGAGCTTGTCGATGATGCCCTTGACAACGATTGCGGCTCCGGCCCGGCCGCCCTGCCCAAGCTTGCTCAACTCAGCCCAAACCGTGAAGAGTTGATCCACATCCACATGAGTCTTGCCGGCGACCTGCCCCAACTGCCGCAAGTCCCGCTCCATGTTTCCGACTGGGGCATCGGACTTCAGGAACCCCGCGCGCAACAGCGCCAGGTTGTCGGAAAGCTTCTCAATGGACTCGTTTGTGTCCATGCCCTTGATCTTCAGGTTCTCGAAGGCTGATCCGAGGATGTTTGATCCTGTCGTCGCATCCACCCGCAAGGCCGTTGCGAGTTGCGTGGCGATCTCCGTAGCCTTCAGGGTGGCTCCCACATCCCCCAGCTTCTTGTACATGTTCTCCTGGGCTGTGGTGATGTCTTCCGCGGACTTCGGGAACTTGACGGACAGCTCTTCGGCTTGCTCTTGAAACTGCTTCAGGGCCTCTGCGCTATCGTTCGTGACCATGCGCAGGCCAACCTGGGCATCTTCAAAGGCAGACGCAGGCTCGATAATGCCCTTAAGCATCTCGTAGCCCGCACCGATCTCCAACGCTGAATACCAGATTCCGTGAAGGGAGTCCGAGAACGCTTCGAAGCTCTCGCTCACATTCTTCAGCGGCTCTGTGGCCTCGTCGCGGAGTTGGACGAGAACCTTCAGGATGGATGTCTGATCATCTTCGCTCAAGGTTTCCTCCGCTTCGGAATGCGCTTTTCAACGGCTCGGCTGTACTGTTGTAGAACTTGGTACCACCCTACCAAATCGCCTATTGACATGGCATCGATGGATGCAGGACTGACCCCTTCATGCACCATCGCGCCCAGTGCTTCCATGGTTAGGACGACTGGTCTGTTGCCGCGTCCTGAGCGGGTTTCGTTGCGTCCTGATCCGTTTTCAGGACACTCGAAATCCTCTGGAGCAAAGGGCGCAATACCTGAGAGACCTCGGCGC